TCTCTTCTTTAAGACCTTTAACAATTTCTGAAGTACTAGAAGTGTCAGCATATCCTGCCAGTTTCTTTGCTTGCACCAAATCACCGCCAGCTTCTTCAAAGAGTACGTTGAGTAGTGTCTGTTGTTTATCTGTAAGTTGTCGTGTCATATTAAAATTCACCGTTGTGCATAGCGTTTGCTAATTTTGTACTTCTTGATTTTACTTGTTTTGCCCACCTGCTGTCCAACATTTCTTTTGCGGCGGTAGGATAATCTTCTTCATGTACAGCATTCCACATCTTAACAAACTTGCACAGACGTGGTACACCCATGTTGAACGCCATGTCCATCAAGATAAGTTGACGTACACTGTCTAATCTGTCTACGCAAGGGTGCGCACGAACCAGTTCATCCTCGACAATCTGTACGTCATTCGTTGCTAGATAGACTGCATCAGCTTCTGTAATACCATATTCATATACATGGTCAATAGTAGGAATGTCTAAATCGTCCAATTCCTGTTGGCTAATGCCACGGTCTTCTAGATTACGTCCGATACCAATCGTATCAATGCCTAGTGTGTCTTCATATACATTAAGTACTAGACCTTCACTTTTAATGAGTTTCTCAATAAAGTCTTCTCTACGATATTTCATTTTACATTTGCCCCAATTTGTAATTTGTTCTATGGTTCTACCGCAACCAATACACCTAATACGTTCTTTATCTAGTACGCATATTCCCTTACAGGGGCTTTTCACTTTCGTGACTCAGAAATTCTGTGATTAGACTGACCCGGATGTTTGCCTTCGTGGTTCATCCACACGGCGAATGCTCCTGTCATTGCTCCTGTTACAACAGATACTAAACCAGCCTGTGCTGCACTGGGATCGGGTAAGGACATGAACCATTCGACTACACGCCAACTCATTAGCGTCATTATGAGCATCATAAATCTGGGTAGAAGTTTCCATTCAAGTATCTTTTCCGCTGCCATAGTTTTCCTTTAGGTCTCATTACTTCCACGTCAGGACTGGGGCTACCTTTTACCAAAGAATTTAGTGGCACTGCGTACACCAAAACTCGCAGCCACAATAACACCAAGACTATACTGATACCAATCAGGCATTTCATTGAGTCTTGCGAATCCATTTGCAACTACATCTTCCATACCCGGCACGAATGCTAGAATAAGCGGGATACTAAATAGAATAGTCAGCCACTCGTCTTTCCACGAGTTAGCTGATCCTTTAGCCATTTCTAAGTCCCAGTCGATTTCACCAGTAGCTTTTTTCTGCATTACTACAGCTTCAGCTTGTGCTTTAGCTACCTTAGTCTGTGCATTAGCTTTAGTCTGCTCAACCTTACCTGACATCCATGTGCCAGCAATCTCTGCGATTGGTCCTAGAAGTAATTGTATCATTTTCTCATCATACTTTTAAGAGTTTTAGCTTGCGTTGCGTGTAACTTAGAAGCCTTCTTTAGACCCTTAACAACTTTTTTAACTTTTGTTTTATTTTTATTACTAAGCATTACCCTCTCCTGTACTTGGCGGTTTTCTTTGATATACTTTTAGGCTGCTTGACGAATTGCTTACCAGCACGAGTTCCTGCTCGTTTAGCAGCGGTGGTAGCGGCGTATTCCGAAGGCGATAAGGCTTTAATCGCTGATGCCGGAAGATAACGCTCCCCTGTTTTCTTGGAGGGTTTGCCACTCTTAGTTCTCCAGTCCTGCTTAGTCCAGTTAGATAAACTTTGTTGTGATGGTTTACGTGTAGACATAGATAAGTTATACCACTTCTATTTTGCTTTGTCAAGTATTATTTAGGTAAAAATACAAAGGCTAAGAATACTAAACCTAGTGCTACGGCAATTACTGCACTAACTAACCCTGTCATTTTTACATTATCCATCATCTCTTGATGTGCAAGCTGGGCTTCTCTTCTAGCTTTTGCTGCCCTTTCTTTGGCTTCTTGTATTCTCCTAGCTCTTTCATCTACGATACTTTTCCATGTATCAGGCCCGAAACGTAAATTCACCATCATAGCAATTTCTTGCATTTTCTCTTGCGCTATTTTGGCGTCAATCATTTCCTGTGCTACATTCTGAATACCAAACTGATCTGTTAGACCAGTACCAGATTTCTTAGCACGTTTTTGTTGTACTTGTTTTTCGCCCTCAAAGAGATTATCTATATGCCCAGCGATTTCACTGATATCTTTGGCTGTACCTATAGCACCCTTGATACCGTCTACGGCACTCTTCACGAGTGCAATGCCTGCTAAAGTCTCAGCTATCATGGTTTGTTGGTTCCTATTTAGGTTCTGGTCTACATACTGCCGTTATAGTCAGTCTTTTGCCATCTCCTACTGGAACAGATTGCTGTCGGGACAATCTCTCAGCAAAGTAAAGGCACCTATCTATGTCTTCAAACTTCTGCGTTCTATCTATTATATTTGCGCCTAAGTACACATACAGTACAAAGACAACCATGTTAGGCTGCTAGGGCAGGATTACTTGCTTCTACTCCCATCCATTTACCCCACTCAGCGTAATAGTGACGCATACCTACTTCATCATGTATAGTTCTATTCTCATGTCTTCCATGCAAAATATTACGTGGTTCTGTACCCTCACGCATCGTTGTACCCTGACCAGCTACACCTATAAGGTCTTCATGTAAGTTTCTACCGAATGGCCCCCATATAGAGTTGTGGTGCTTGATACGTGTCTGTCGTTCTTCAGGTGTATCTTTCTTCAGGCCGTAACCACGAAACTCAATCAGTACTTTGTTTGGTCCTAGTGGTGTTACGCTGTCACTACGGTAGGCACTGCCACGCAGATTAAAATTAAATCCGGGAAACAGGTCAACCATATACCATTGGTTTGGCGGTAGATTAGGGAAACTAAGTTCTCCTCTATCCTCAAAGCCATCATATTCTTCGTAGTTAACTGTGAAGCTACTGACGTTGACGTGTCCATTATCAAACGGTATATTTTTTCTAGCAAAATACTCATCGTTGAAACCTGACACACGATTGAAGTAATGCATGAAGTCATGGTAGAACTCTGAGTTAGTATCGTGCCACAGTTTATAGTTAGTATTTATTACAGCCTTGTGGTAGTGAAACACTTCCATCTCTTCTGTATCAATAGCATCAGCAATACAGTCAAATGCACCACCTGTCCACTCATCCACACTCATAGATGGATTTGTATCTAGGGTAGTCCAGACCATCCCACCATGCTTTACTTCACATGGTAATTCAGTCCAGCTACCAGAATGATAGGTTAGTGATAAGTCATTGCCAGCAGGTGCTTGCATTTTATCTGTAAGGAATGTCCTGACTACGCCATTCTCAAAACGTACAGCTAAAACATTCTGCAATGCTATCTGCGTCTTTCTATAGTCACCCAAGTTTGGTAATTCACTTGAGTGGCACATAGGAACCCATACCTTAGAGAATATGTTTTTTAGTTCTTGTTCATACAAACTATGGTCAGAGTATATCAAAGAGTTGATGTATTCTACTTTAGGTTCGTTTGTCCAAGCTTTATGGTTACGTGGTGGCATTAACTTTTATATCCCCCGCCTGCAGACTTGTATGCTTTAGCTACCATTTGCGCTTTACGTGCAGACCACTGACCAGCGTTACCACCTTTAGTGCCAGCTTTAATTCGGTTAAAAATATTCTTTCTCATTGTGGGCTTAGTGTAGTTGCCAGCCGCATTAACTCTCGACTTGCTCTGTGGCGCACCCCCTTGCGAAAGGCTAACCTTTCCAGCCGGTTTCGCTTTCGCTCTAGTTTGTGGGGCTTTCTTTTTAGCGGCGGGTTTTTTAGGGACACGTACCATCTCCTTAACTCCTACTTAATCCAGTCTAATAGTTTACGATGTAACTTCCAAAACCAATTACCTACACAAGTAAAAGGTTTACCAATATTAAGTAATGCTATTGCAACATAATAAACGAGTTTCTTCCTCATTTCTTTTTCGCCATCCCACCACGCATCATTTTCTTTTTAGCCATCTTAGCCATACCGCCGCCAGCCATACGCTTAGGTGTTGTCTTAGCTGCCATGCCGCCTCGCATCATTTTCTTAGATGCCATTTTAGTTTTACCCTTCATTTCTTAATCTCCGTCTATCTATAACTAATGATTGAAACACATCCGCAGGGAAGTGTTCATAATACCTAGATTTCTCCAGACTTAGTGCTGCATCATCTAGGGTTGATAGCCTCTGTACAAATACCATGCAGTAGCTAAGGCTCTCATCTACTACACCATCTTCTACTAGGAAGTCCAGACCAGCCTCTTCAGCGTCATAGTCTGGGTGAAACACCATCAAATGCATATCTTTACCTGCAATTGACATGGCTTCGTTTACGCCATCGCACCACCCATCTAGGTAATGCATGTCTGGTAATACTTCATTAGCCCACACAACTATATCATAATCATGGGACTCAAAGTCTGCCACTTCTTTGGCTAGTCCATCCACCCCTGTGTTTACACTAAACATGACCTTATCATCTAGCCACGCCTGTTTAGCATAGGGGCAGGGTGGTAGGCCATTTAGTTTTTTGTTGGGGACTTCTAGGAACTCGTGTGACCACTTACGTATGTCAGCTTCGATGGGATGCATTATGACTTGGTAATTTTATTATATGCTTCAGGGCTTGCAGCTTTAAGTGCTTTCAGACCGGGGTTGTCTTTAACCATACCACCTGCTGAATACATATGTTCCTTACCACCTGACATACCACCACGCATCATCTTAGCTTTGTCTCTACCTTTAGGCATTTCAGCCATACCTACGGAGATAGCTATTACAGGTACTTTACCTTTTTTCTTTTTGCTAGAAGGTGTGTCTCCACCCTTACTTCTTTTAAGTGGGGCAGTTTTATCTTGACTTAAAGAACCTACGTTAGCCATTACCTTTTTAGCATCTTTACGTTCTTGCACGGTATAGTCTTCAGGATTCTCAATAATCTTCTGTGCTTCACTGGGTTTCATTTTATCTTTTCTTTCTATTGTCTACAGAGGATATTAACAAGCCACCCTTACGATAGTCCATATTACTCATAGCTCTTCTGGTTGGCATACCGCCACGGCTCATTCCCGGAGCGTCTAGTTCGCTATTACCCGGTTTTCCTCTACGAGATGTAACTTCTCTTCGTCCCGGTTTTTCTTTATTACTCTTGTCTACAAGTTTTAAATTAGATTTACGAGAACCTACAACAGCACCTGTTTCACTAGGACGTGTGCCTTTTTGCCCTTTAGAGTTTCCTTTGACCATACTACGTATTTCCACAAGAAACTCTGACCGTGTTTTAGCACCTTTAAGTTTTTCATTAAATAATGCCGTACCTCTTTTTTGACCAAACACTGCAATCAAAGACTGTTTTGCAGATTGAACTATTCGATCATCTGTATCAATCATACGTTTACCCGCAGATTCTAGTTGACCTTTACCCTGCTCTTTATCTTTTAATTCTTTTAGATATTTACGCATACGAGTAGCAGTAGTAGAATCATCACGTGCTTCTGCATTTCTCAGAGCGGCATTAACTTGTTCTTTAGTAGGCTTACCTACAATTTCACCATCCTGTGTTACATAGTCTGTACGTTTCTTTTTAGGTTTACCTCTACTTCCTCTTGAAATATTAGTACTTCTATTACTTTCTGCTTTTTTATTTGAAGTCTCACGTTTGGCTTTTATTTCATCCAACTCTGCCTGACGCTTGGCCTTTTCTGTTTTATTAGGTGCAGCCTTAATATACGCAGCATACGCCTTATCTTCTTTAGTACGTGCTTGCATTCCCGGTGATGCATTCTTTTGGTCTTGAATAAAATTAGTAATAGACTTAGAGCCTATATTAGTTTTGCCCGGAGCATTAGTACTTTTACCTGCACTAGCAGCACCCCGCACCATATTAGTTTCATCTACAGAACGTGCAGCATTACTTTCAACTGCATCATCTATTTCAGGTTTATCTTTAAAACGAACATTTTTTTGTGTAGCAGACTTAGTAACATCACGAGGTGGTGATTTAGGTTTCGTTGTATTGGTAGGTTTAGGTTTATCTTTAATTGCCTTAACCTCATCTTTTTTATCTTGAAACTTGTTCAGTCCTTGACCTAGCTGTTCATCAGTCAATTGTCCAACACCAGTCTTTTTACTAGTACCAAACTTTTTCTTAGCTGCGCTAACACCAAAGCTAGCAATAAATTTTATTATTCCTGATGCGCCTGCCATCGGTATATCTCCTATACTACCATTTAACTTTATGTGACCAATACTTCGCTGACAGCTTGCTGGTCGTCTTCCCCTGCGCATCGTGACGTGCGTAGTAGGATTTCTTACGTGCCTTATCCTTTGCGGATGTAGGGTTCTTCCCAGCACCGGATACGCCTTGCTGTCCAAAGCGAATAAACTTATACGTGTCACCTTCTTTAGCCATTACGCAGTGTGACTTAGTTTTATGACTAGGAGTACGCTTTGGCTTATTAACGCCAGTCAAGCCCTCCTCCTTCATCTTAGTCTTTACTCTTTCAGGTATAGCCATGTTACGTGCTTATTCCTTTGTTCTGAGGTTTAGCTAAAGGTACAGGTGGGGTGTCATCAGGAACAGCATTCCCAGATGGTGGCATCTTTAGTGGAAGCTTAGGCTCTAGGCACGTAGCTCCCCAGTCCACTATCTCACCGCTATCTATTTTAGGCTCATGCATCTGCTGCACAACTTCCCACGTAGGACATTCTGCCACATGTTGGGTATATGATTTAATTTCTCCGTCTGGCATTACGATTACGGAGAAGAAGACAAAAAAGGTATAGAAGTCCATCACTCATTTCTTTCAGTCCATCCTTCCATACGCATGTAATCTTCTGTCTGTTTCAGTGTGAAGGTACGTGGAAAGAATTTAGTATCCAATGCATTACGCACATAAAACACATCACTGTGTGGTATGTGAAGACGGTCTAGTGTATTTGTACGGATAGCATCATAGAATGCATCAAGTACGTTATCTGTATATAGTTTTACAGATTTCTTAGCCATTGTCAAGAACTTTCTTTAATAAGCACAAATATTAATTTATAGAGGGGTACATTTAAAGTGTTATAGTTAAGTGAGTTAACAAAGAAAATATATAATACATTTAAGTGTATTTATAATTTAACTATATAGTAGTTAAGTGAAACACTTTAAGTGTGTTTAAGTTATACATAATTATACCAGATTTTTTATAGCTTGTCAAGTCATTTATTACGAATAGGCGAAATGGTCCATAGGGGTATCTACAGTTGCCTATTTTTTAGGCAGTTGCACAATACTTGTGCATATAGATAGTGTCAGTTGTTAGTGTGGTTAACAGTCAATTTACCTGATCTGTGTACTTCTACATACATATAACGCCCACACCCCCGGCTGGCTCCTGCCTGCCCCCTCTCTAAGGCGTGTGTGCGGCTGCATTATGCGCAACCAAGCGCAGGATTAGAGGCAGATAGCCAAGCAAGCCCTTGATATTGCATAGAATATGCAGTAGTTGACCAGCCAAACCCAGTTGGAACAACTGTTATGGTATCAGTTGCCATCTGAAAGATGACTTGTGAAGGCCAGACCTACAGATTTACAACAAGTTGTAAGGTCGATGCATCTAATCTATTCACCAAAGGTGAAACCTTAGTCCGACAGCGGACTTAGAGCCTATCACTGAAGGTGATAGTCATACCAGCCAACACAAAACCGATACCCCTCG